AATGTTGCTACTCGAGCTCTTGGTGGAGCTGCAGTTAGAACTGCTTCAAAATTTGTACCCTATTTAGGTGCAGCAATTACTGCTGCAGACGTAGGGTATAATGCGTATAAATGGTGGAAAGGATCACCGAAACGCGGTAAGCGTTATGGTGATGGTAGATATACAGGCAATATAACATATGGCCCTGTTGCGTCTAAACATAGTACGCGTAAAGCAATGCATAATTCATATATGTTGTCTGTTGAAAAGTCTGGTACTCAGAATCCTAGTATTTCCGGTATTGTTGGTCATTCTACCATTTCCAGAACCTATGCCGTTAGATCATTATTCGGAGCTTTGCTTCGAATGATTATGTATCGCAATGGAATGAAAGCTAATTCACCATCACAGAGTATTACTCCCATGGTTACCGGAACTGTTATTGGAATTGAATTCCAATATGGTGCAGCTACTAACGATGGAGTGTCTATCACTATTACTGCCCCGATTAACTTTACACAAGTTTTGGATGCTTTTATTACAGCTTGGAATACAAAGTATGATTCGTTGGTTGCTACAGTGGTTCCCAATGATGTACGATTCCGAAATATATATATTCGAACTCCTGCCGTTAATAATGCTCCTAATACTAGTGATATTGATTTAATTAATGCCAAAATATCAGTACATTGTGTGAGCACATTGAAAGTTCAAAATCGAACTTTAAATACTGCTGGTGATGACGACATTGATGATGTTGATAATGTCCCGTTGAATATGGTCGGCTATTCCGGATATGGTACCGGATTGGATTCCCGCTATGATTTTCTTGGACTTGGTTTTAATGCCAATCAAGATTGTATTATTGCAACGTCTGATCCTGTGCTTGCTGGTGATGCTCCCCTTCCTGCATTGTTGCAAGGTGTTAAGCAATGTGGTTATAATAGATTGCAACCTGGTGCGATTAAGACAACGTCTTTGTCGCATTTAATAACAATGTCGCTTGATAATTACACTCGTAATATCCTTGGACCTCGCGGAAACGCCAATTTGCGTTTGTCAGTTGGAAAGTTTAGCTTTATTCATTATGAAAAAACCTTAGAGGCTAATAATGCTTCTCCTGTTGCTATGAATATTGCATATGAGAATCAATTGAACATAACGTCTAAGGTTATGTTAAAGTCTAGTGATTTGCCTATTCCTGAGTTCTTTAGAAGTTAATAAATTTATTGAAAATAATGATCAATCATCTCGTCTGTGAAGGCAGAGTCAACATATTGAGTCTCCTCTGGATCGCTGGATCCCACAGAAATGGGCGCTGATTGCAAGTCACCGAGACTTGCACCCCGCCAGGAATCAATGTCGTTCCATAACGCCGGTTGATCGCTCGTGGCATTTGCCTGTCGCACAGATGAATCTGTGCTGTCACTGGCCAATGACTGAAGTCCATGTCGTCGAATAGAATACTCCTGTGGATCGAAGGGTTGAAATGTTTCAGCTGATCCACGTGGGTGCAGAAAAGGATTGGCTTCTCCATCCTCCTACACAAAGTTACAGTTTTACCACATCCAGTCGGACCTACGATAACGTTCGTCAAATCCGATGACAACGTGAAAACTTGCAACGGTTCAATCAATGGAAGATTCAATCCGAGGTTAGGATCTTCGTACAGCGTGATTTGATTGAATTCGCTCTGACCATGGTCCCAAGCGTTTCTTGCATATTGATAGGAGATATTACTCTTTCGAGTGCGTTCAAAGAATTCTTCGTATCCAAGGGTTTTGGCAAGCTCGAAGAGATTGTCTTGCTCTGGTGCGTTGTCACTCCATTCCAAGTATTCGCCGTCTTTACGAATATAGTTTTTTGTCGCTTCGGGATTGTTGCAGCGTTGAACGTTGCCATGCTTTCCCATAAAGTCAAAGTCTCGTGGGTTTCTGAGATCGATTCTCCGGTTGAATCGCAAGTAAACGTGACGGTGGTAACTTCCGTCTTCGTGCTGTTCGGAACAAATGATAACTTCAACCACTGAGGCTCTTCCTTTCGTGTACGCTTTAAAGAATTCAAGTCCTGCATCGATGGCGAAGTCGGCGTGCGGAAAAGTAACAATGAAATGTGTTCCTTGTACTCGAAAAGGCATACTTTTTTGTCCTCAGAGGCTCTCCTTTTATATACGAGCTAAACTCCCAGGGTAAGTGAAAGAAAAACACCATTCTTAATGGATATCTATTCTTAATGGATAAAGAAAAATAACACACTCACATATCTAGTTCTGTAGCAGTGCCCGACGCGGCAGCTAGGGTCTGCGGCTAAAGTCACGTGACTGAGGTTGAAACTTTTTCCTATTTAAGAGGAATTGAGGAACTCGATTCTCTATATAAGGGCCACCAATTTAATAATATTACGGTGGCCCCTCAGACGCACTTACCAACGTAGTTGAATGGCGCCCAGATATAGGTCTAATGGCAAGTTTGTTAGTAATAGAGCCGGTAGACGTGCTCTATGGAGAAAATTAGTCGGTGGCAGAGTTGCTTTGCGTAGACGCGCAGTGTTGCAAGGCACTGCGCAGTATTTCCGCAAGAAAGCTGCACGATTAGCAACTAATGTTGCTACTCGAGCTCTTGGTGGAGCTGCAGTTAGAACTGCTTCAAAATTTGTACCCTATTTAGGTGCAGCAATTACTGCTGCAGACGTAGGGTATAATGCGTATAAATGGTGGAAAG